TTAAGCCTTTCTGCCTTAGCTTGAGCCTCCGCGTATTTATCATTACCTTTACCAATCCATTTAGTTAAAGCTACAAGTCCTGCTGTTACACCTGCAATAGCAATACCTATTGGACCAAAAGCAGTTGCAATAGCACCGGCTATAACTGTTGCTAGTAACTTAGTTGCTTTACTAACTTCACCAACCCTATTCTTAAAGTTTTGAAACCTTTCTACAGCTATTTGTGCGCCCTCAACTAATTCCATAAGTGTAGGCATTAAATCCTCGCCAATAGTAATTTTTAAGTTTTGTATTTGGTTACTAAGTATCTTTGCTTGTGCTTGGAAACTTTGTAACTGCATTTCTGCAACCATAGCAGTAGTGCCACCTGCTTTACGCAGTTCATTTTCGTAATTACGTATTTGGTCGCTAGCACCGCTAAGTATTTTAACTGCGTCTGCTACACCTCTGTTTAATCCTAATGTATCTAGTAATACAGCTTTTTCCTCGTCGCTTAATCCCTGCATACCTTTATCAAGTTCTTCAATAACGTCCGCAAGGTTTTTCATATTACCCTCTTGGTCTGTAACAGCTATGTTAAAACTTTCAAAAGCTTCTTTATTTTTACCTACTGCTCTGTTTACATCTCTTAATAATTGGTTAAGTTTTTCGCCGGCTTCTGCACCTTTAACACCTCTATCAGCAAAAGCAGATAATACAGCAACGCCCTCCTCAATACTTTTGTTAGTAATCTTTAACGCCGAGCCTGCTTTGTTTGTTAGTGCTTCTGAAAACTGTTGTACAGTTGCGTTAGCTAAGGTGTTGGCTTTTACAAGTACGTCTGTAACACGTGTTAAGTTCATTAAGTTTTGTCCTGCGTCTTTAACAGTTAAACCTAATGCGGATTGTGCGTCTGTTGCTAAGTCAGTAGCTAAAGCCATGTCAAACATACCTGCTTGGGCAAATTTAGCAACTTGTGGTAATGCTTGTATAGATTGTTCTGCGCTTAAACCTGCGGAAGCTAAGAAAAAGTATGCCTCTGCACTTTCTGTAGCACTAACGGTAGTTTCTGTAGCAACTTGCCTAGCCACCAAAGCCATTTGGTTTTGTTGTTCTGTAGTTGTTTTCATAATCGCTAAGGATTGTGTCATCTTATCCTCAAACGATATAAAAGCTTGTGCGCTTTCTGTTAAACCTTTAGTAATACCAAATAATGCGCCAACTACTGCGCCTGCGCCTATCTTTGCAAAAGTAGCTAACTTGCCACCTGCTAATGTACCGGCTTTACCTAATCCGGCGAGTTGTGATTTAGCTAATGAAGCACCTTTAGTAGCAATCCTTATTACTAAATCTGCACCTGTACCCATTTATCTTTTCCGTTTCTTTGCTTCTGCTTCTGCCAATGCGTACCGCTTATTCTGTTCCTCTTGTTCCCATAAATAAAAAGTAGCCCATTGGTTATATTCGTATGTGGACATTGTACTACGCAGTTCTGCAACTGTCATGCCTAAGTCGCGTGCTAGCCTAAATTGAAATGATAAGTCTGGGTTATTCTTGAAACTCCTCGGCTAATGCCGATTGTACCTCGTTTCCAATACCGTTAAGGTCTGCTATTTCTACAAATAAACTATCTATAACCGTTGCGTCTTTTTCGTATAGTAGTTCAACCGCTTCGTCATCTAGTTCCGGCTCTATTATGCTTTGCTTTAACAATTCTTTTTGGTAATCAAATGCGTCGCCTTTACTAGCTATACGTGCTAATTCAACTTGTGCCTTTTTGGTTAAGCCTTTTACTTTTACCTTAGTTTTCCATGCAGGTATTTCTATTTCCTTTATGGGTACGTCGGGTAGTTTTTTTATATCGTTTAGATTTAAAAATTCTGTCATTGTGTTCCTTTAACTAAAAATATTAACTATATACGCCTCTAGTTACATCTCCGGAAACTTGTAAGTCTGCGGAAAAAGCAACAACGTCGCCTACCGGACTTGTTTGTGTATAACCGGTAAGTATAGCTTCGCCTGTATACTTTACGTCGCCTGCTGTGCTTCCCTCTGGACCATATTCAAATGATACAGTTGCACTTTGACCAATTATTCCACCTAACACACCGTCTAATGTACTATCCCATAAACCACTTATAGAAAGTGTTGCGTCTTTAAGTCCTACTATGTAAGATTTAGAGCCACTTCCTAGTGTAGTTGTTTCTGCAATATCAACGGTTTCCGGAAAGTCTACGTTATTTACGTAACTAGAAATATCAGTTAGCGTACCGCTTGAATTATCAACCTTAAATACGCTATCTTTTCCATGTGTAAATGCCATTTACTACTCCTTATTAACTATCTCTACCAAATCCTACTACAGCAGTAAAACTAGGGTTAGTACCACCCAAAGTAAATTCTGCTTTTAAGTAACGATTAACGGTAGTTCCTTTTGCTACTGTCTTAACTTCTTGTGTAGTTCCTGTTGCCTGTGTAAAAGTAACCAAGTCTGCGTATGTACTATCATCAGCAGAATGTGTTATCTTTGCGTCAAGCGTAGGGCTTGTACCACTACTAGCAGTTACTATCAAGAAGCCTGCACCGCCATTAGCGGTAGATGTAGAATTATCCCTTGCAGTTCCAGAAGCTGTGCTTGTATATGTATCGTTTTCTAAAACAATACCAACATGCAAGCCTGTGTCTGCTTGGAAATCCATACTTACTGCTACTATATCGCCAACAGGTGCGCTTACGCCATAATTAGTAATATTGCCATTAGCAAAAGTTACTCTTTTAGTTGCGTCTGTACCGTCAACCCCAACAGCTATAACTATGTCACTAGCTATTAATGGTTGTATTACTGCGTCTGCTGTACGGTCAAAAAACCCACCTAATGTTATTGTGCCGTCTTTAGCACCTGTAACGTAAGTCTTACTGTTTTTACCAAAAGTTGTACTTTCAGCTACGTCAACGGCTTTTGCCATATCAACGTTATTGAAGTATTGGCTAAAATCGTTGCTGTTTAATAATAAAGTTGTATTCTTTCCATGTACGTTAGCCATTATCTATTCCCTCGTCTACGCCTACCGGTCGCACCACTTCTACGACTTGTACGGCTACCGCTTCTACTGTAACTACCCAAAGTTATTCCTCCTCTGCAACTTCCTGAAACTCTGTGTCAAAATCATGTACTTGTGTTGCTTCTTGTAATTTTCTTTCTATATCTGCTTTAGTAATTTTCTTGATTATACCTTGTTCCATTAACCATTTAATTGATTTCTGCGGTATATCTTTAGTAGTAACTATTTCCCCAATAGCATACTCTTTGTTCTTTACTTTAACACCTATTAATATTTCATATTTCATTAAGCTAATACCTCAACTATAAATTCTACTCCCAAATACGCTATGTTGTTTATGTCATACACACCGTAGTTGCTAGCACTAACTACTCTAACAGAATTAGCTTCGCCGTTCAACGTAGTATCACTTTCTATTTGTGCCTTAACAGAGCTAGCACCACTACTTATTAAGTAACCGTCTAAGGCACTTTGCGCGTCTTGCCCGTCTACTCTACTCACATACAAGTAAACAGGTATGACGTATTTGTCTACACCTCTTTGCATGCTTTGGTCGTATGCTACTTCTTGTATAACACCAACTACTGCGGTAGGTGGCTCAACGCTGTCGGGTACATAATCGTAGACCATAAGCGTACTAATGTTTGCTAAATTGTTTTTAATCTCTGTTCTAATATTTACTAAACTTGCCATTATTTTATTAACCTACCTGCTGTCCATTTTGCTTGTATTTGCACACCTGTTTTCTTTAATAATAGCTTTCTTTGTGCTTCATTGTTATTAATTGCAATTTTAAAGAATGGTATTATTGGCGTACCCTTTTGCCCTATAGCTTGTTGTACTGCGTAAGGGTTTAAGCCTTTAGCTTTACTCCATTTTGTAATAGCTTTAATTGGTGGGTAATGCGGTTTACTTCTACTCCATGGCTCTTTTAGTTTAAACTTTTGGTCGTAGAAACCATGCACATAAAGTGCGTAAGGGCTACGTGAATAAACATCTATTCCAATAGGTATACCTGTAACATCTACGCCTGCATGTTTAAAAGTTAAACTACCGCGCAATTTACCCTCAAAACGTGGTGCAATTTTCTTAGCGTCTGTAACTATTGCTTGTCCATAAGCACTAAAAAAATTACGCAAGGCAACACCTGCAACTGCATGTAATTGTATTCTTTTATTAAAGTTATTGAAGCCACCTGTACTAAAAGACATTACAAAGTATGTAGCTTATAAGGTTTTAGTAACTCTCTAGCGTCTACATCAAATCTGTTAAACAGTTCTATAGTGCCTGTTTGTTCATTACCCATAACGTTAAAGGGTGTATCTTTACGTTTAAATAACCTAGTAGCTTGTATTAAACATGCTTGACTAATTGCTTCTGGTACAGTACTCCACCCGAACTTAGCTGTTATTTTTACATTTTTCATTACTAGCGGGTCAAAACGTTCACTACTTCTAGTTGTAATAATCTGTATTTCGTTTTGTGGGTAATAGTAAGTTGTATTACTAATCTTATGTATTTGTGGGTTAATTGGTTTTAATATGTAATCTATATCAAGTGTAAGTGTTGTGTCATAAGTACCGTCGTCTGTAGTATCTAATTGTACAATTAACCCTGTAGTTGTACTTATATCATCAACTATTAAATAATAATCATTAGTAGGGTTGTAGTATTTAACCTGTACTGTTTCATCTTGCCAAAAGCGTCTATCGCAAAATTTATCTATCTGCCTACTTGCACCATTGATAGCGTTGTCTATGTTAGTGTCTTGCGCAGTACCACTCAAACCTAAGTAGGTTTTTAAATCAGCTTTAACCACATATTG